TGTGACATTTTCAATTCCTCATAATATATTTTAAAAGTTTTATACTTTCTTTAAAGTATGTGTAATATTATACACTATAAAATTTATTTGTCAACCTCATGTAATAAAAAGAAGTAGTTTTCTGCTGTTTTTGGTTTTGGACAACATTTTAATGGTGCATATGAATATGCTTTACCATTATAGAATCTTGTTACCATAATGGGATAACCCAATGCACATTCATTTAATGTGATTGCTGAAAATGCTTTACAACCTGTGCAGGTGCGTTTTTTTGTTAATTTCATAATATTTTATTCATACCATGTAGTATCTACAATTTCTTGTTTAATTTCATATTCAAATTGATTTACCATAGACCAATCTGAGCGTAATGGAGCCATTGACCATTGTAATATTAAACCAATTAATAAAGGACTCATAGTTATAAGTTTAATAGAAAATTATTCCACTCGACTCTAAACGCTTCATCACAAACCGCTATGCTGCCATTGGCAGCATAGACTTACATTCGCTCTGCGTTCGTATAGCACTATTAACTCGTAGTGCTTCATTTAAAATATTCCTACTCGCATTCAAATCGCGGTCTACTTCAACACCACAATCTTCACAAACAAACAGGCGGTATTCTTTTGGCGGTTCTATGTTTTTATGTCCACAACAAGAGCAAGTTTTACTGGATGGGAACCATCTATCTACTTTAACAATTTCCTTGCCGTACCAAGCGGCTTTATAACTCAAGACATTGTAAAATTCACTGAAGGAGGCATCAGCAATGGATTTAGCTCTATTGTGGCATTTCATCATTCCAGCAACATTCAAATCCTCAATGCCTATGAAATCATAGTTTTTGATTAGTTTTGTTGTTTCGGTATGTATGAAGTGCTTACGTTTATTGGCAATATCATTATGAATTCTAGCCACTTTTAACTTTGCCTTTTTACGTCTAACTGAACATTTTTTCTTATGTGACAAATTTCTTTGTGCTTTTTTTAATTTCGCTTGGTTCTCGCGGAAATATTTTGGATTTTCTACGGTAGTTTCATCGCTACCACTTAAAAAAACATTAATGCCAATATCTAAGCCGATACTTAGACCCGTTTTTGGTTTTTGAACCACTTCACATTCAACTAAAACAGATGCAAAAAACTGATTACAGCAATTTTTAGAGACTGTTACTGACATGAATTTACAATCCTTTGGGGGTTCTCTATCCATAATCAACTTAACATTACCTATTTTTTCTAGCCTAATCGAATCACTATTCAATCTAAACTTTTGGTTCGGCAATCTATAGCTTTGAGCACCATCACGTTTTTTAAATGATGGTCTGCCAATCTTCTTTTTACGATTCTTTGAAAAGTAGTTCTTTTTGAATACTTTAAAGTCCATTTCTTTTTGTTGAATCGCCGCTGCACTAACTTCAGTCATCCAAGGAAATTTTTTTCTTAATTCTGTTGAAGTTAGTGGTATTACTTGTTCTGTTAAGTTCTTATCAAACTTATTAAAGACTTCAACATTATGATTCCAAAGCACACGCACACACCCAAACGTTTTATTCAATAACGTTTCTTGTTGTGCTGTAGGATAAATCCTATATTTGAATGCTTTAAGTAATGCCAAGTTTTTTGCATATTGTGATAATTTCATGCGTAATAGTTTACCATAGTTTTCTATGAATTGCAATACTATTTATGAAAGAATATTATACAATAGCCTTAGCATTCTTTATTGTTAAATCAAATCTATCTTCAAAGCCAAATGGCATAGCATCAGTATCTTTGTTACCTAAATTGATAATTTTAGATACTATTAATATATTAGTTGGTGCAATAGATGAACAATATTGCCAAATATCATTCATATCAAAAAACCATTTAGCTGCTGCAAAATAATGTCTCGGTTCTGTTATTACATCTGGACAAGTATTAGCTGGTAATCCACGACTTTTAAAATACGCCACATAATTATTTTTTCCGGTAATTTGTAACCCACCTCCACCACGATACAACCAGCCATCGCCGCTAGCTTCGTTACCGTTACCCATACGATTTGCATAAATCCTATTAGCAATTTTTTCTGGCTTTCTGGCATAATCCTCAACTCTTACATTTAAAAAATATTTTTTAAAGTTTTCTTTGAGAGCCTTAACACCATAATTTAAATTTTCACGTCCAGCTGTGAAATTTGCCGATTCATGTTGGATTTGAGAAATAAACATAGCAAACTGTTTAGTGGTTGCAATATCCAATTCTTTCATCATGACTGAGGCGGTGTGCTTTCCGAGTATTCCATCTGGCGTTAAACCACGAGATTTTTGATATTCTATTAAATAATTCATATTAACCTTTCTGTTATGCTTTTAAAAGACTACTTCTCAATTCGGAACACAAATTTAATGCCGAACTGTTGTCTAAATTATTAATGGCATACATGATTTTATTAAGAGATTCTAACACATCTTCATATATGACAAATTTTAAATTTTGTGTAGCATATGATTTTGCGACATCAAATGACATACCTCCAGACACAGTAAAATTAACACCAAGAACAACGCGTAATTGATATAATGATGCTGAAGGCATTGTGTGTGTATCCATACAATTAACTTTTGAGTAGTGCGGAATAGGTATTCTTAACCCAGTATTCAATGTTTCTAATTTATCTATAATAGTTTTCATAATTAATCCAATGATGTAATAAACCCAAGCTGGGCTGGTTATGCCTATCCAGCGTCATTATTATGGTAAATGACCAAACCAACCTCACCATGCCAGATTTTTATAGTAGTCAGGTGTTCACTACTTATTCACATATATTATACATGAATTTTTTTACTTGTCAAGCTTTTATTCTACCTCAATAAAAATATATTCAATATCGTTTTCAATTCCTTCTACGCGAATATGCCTATCTCTTGTTTCTGGTCTATGATTTCCTTCCGGCATCGTAGAAACATGTATAAAATGTGGTCTTGTATCACCTGAACGGCTATCTTCTCTATAGTGAAATGCAATACTTCTATTATGTTTCTTTGATGTTACAAAGAAATGGTCGCCTTTACTGTAAGCTCTTTTTTCTTTATTATTAGTTATTTTCTTAGGGTCAGTAATGTGGTCAACGGCCTTTTTAAAAATATCTGATACAATTGCATTATTTGCTTCTCTTTCTTCTGTTCTTTCTTTGGCATGAAATGTTGATATAAGTTTTCTTTTCTTATATTCATCAATAACATCTTTATGAAAAATTTCCATCAAATATTGTTTAAATCTTAACATTTTAATCCTTTAACTTATCTATAGGTTAATAATTTGTATATTTTGGCTACTCTTTCTACCATATTCTCTATAATATACTCTTGCCTTTGACTTTCTAATTCTGCTTTTTCATACCATTGCCAATATGGGTCATTTTCTGAAAAATCAAGTGGTCCAGATTTAATATTATCTGGGATTTCTTCTGTTTCCTTGTATGTTGGATACACATTTTCATACCAATATACAATTTCTATTATTTCTTTCCAAACTTCTTTTAGATACGGCGTATCATATAGCTCAATACCGAGTTCTTTTTGTTTATGGTAAAAATCACACACACACTTCATACTAAATCTAAAGTATTGTTCTCTTGGCTCAAGCTCTATAGGTGTCTCAGTAAAAAAATAATTTCTTTTTTTAATTGTATAATCAAATATTATCATTATTTTGCTCAATAAAATTTTTAAATGTGGTCATATCAGATTCTTTTATTTTATTAATAGTTTTATTAACTAATCTTTTCGCATTAAATATTTTGTTCTTCCTATAGACCATAAGGAGCCTTTTTGGGTCATATATGTTACGTCTTAGATTAGCGTTATTATATGTAGTGACTTTTCTATGGTATTGGAATGTGTTCACATTTGGATGTTTAACATCGATTTCATGGTGTCCTTTTTTTTCATCGGCTGTATATTGTAAAAATGTTTTCATTCCTTATTCCCCTAATGTTTATACATATAATATATCGATTTCTTCGCCGGTTATCGTGTCAATAAATGCAATATTACATAAATCACCATTTACGTGCCCAGGCTCAACACCTTGTATTGTGCCTTTTATGCCATCACACGCATGTCCTTGTATAACAATATGCTCAAAAAGCCAAGAATCCACTTCATCGCCGTTTATAATATTCATATATTATTTCCTTTTAATCCCATAGGTACTTATAGATTTTAGATAATCTTTCTACCATTTGTTGTTCTGTTTCTTCATTTAATACTTCTTGCATAGACACACCATCCAACCATTCCCAATATTCTTTATGGTCTTCTTTATTGGTATAATGAGCCAAATGACTAGGTGCTGCAAGATTATTTGGTATATCCCATATTAATTCATATGTTGGATAAACATTTTCCCACCAATATGCAATAGCTTCAATTTCTTCCCAAACTTTTTTATATTCTTCTGTGCAATCCCAACAAACATGACCTGTTTCCAATTGTTGGTGATAAAAATCACATAATACTTTCATTGATGTATGAAGATATAATTCTCTAGCATCATTATATTGAACATTCAACGTTGATGGCTTAACAATCCAAAATTTCCAATTTTTAGGCTTTAATGCCCAAATTAATTCTTTAATTCTTCTAAGTTTTGTTATAAGGAAAAGTTGTATAGCATATAATTTTTCATTCATGTATCTGCTCCAATTGTCTTATAATCTCTCCATCTTCGGTATAAGAAGTTTTCACATAATAAAGTTGAAGACAAGTTTCACAAAGTAATATATTAACTTTCTTAGTAAATTCAATGACTTCGCCACATTAACATTGCTGTTGTTCTATCATAACCTAAAACCAAAATTATCATTTAATTTTGAGCCAGGAGTTCTTGAATGCACTTTACTCAACACTTCTTTAAATTGTGTTGGCAATCTATGATTTTGTCCCATTAATTTATGGTCATCAACATACATAGAAACACTAATCTTTTGAACTACTTTTAATTCACCACAATTTGGGCAAGGTTCATTTATGGCTTTTTCTCTATCTGCCATCTTCACACTTTTTTCAAATTCATGTCCACATTCTTTACATTGATAATCATATAACATAAAATATTCTCTTTGTTAAATTACTATTTATAATATTTCCAAACGATATTCATAAACCCAATCATAAAAAAAAAAAAATTAATTTCACCTTTAAACGTGCAAACCAGAAAAAAACATAGCAACCATTTTTAATACAACCATTAGAGCAATTACCCACATTGATGCTTTAAATAACCACCATAAAATATCAAACATATATCTTAAGAAGTATAATACACCTGCACATCCTAAAACAATTAATATCAATGTTGTATAATAGCCCATTTCAAATTCCTCATAATTAATTTATGGTGTTATTATACATTATTATTTTTATTTGTCAACTTTTTAATTTTAAATTTTGGGGTTTCCCAAATAAATTTACACCAACAAGTATAAAATTTCTTATGCCAACCCAACTTACATGGCGTACATTTAATTGGTTTATCTTTATGATACATAAACAAATGCTTCAATCCTATTATCAGTTACACATTTACCTACAAATTTCATTGCAATTGGATAACTATAACAATCATATAACTTGGGATACCATATAACATTATTAACTGTCAATATTGGTGCGTCTATTATATCTGGGAAAATATATTCACCTATTCTTGGAATAAGTGAAACGCTTTTTATATATTCTTTAGTGGGAGTTATTATTAATACATGTGCTTTACTCATTTATTTAACCTCATTCTAAGTTCTTTTTCTTTTTTATCCATAGCATCATAATAATCATCATTATTCAAATGCTTCAAGGATTTATGATATGCATCTAATGCATTCTTTATAAATGCTTCATTTTTACGCCTTTGTTTAGCGGCTTCCGCATCATATAATGGATTAAATGGCGCTGGTGGATTATTCCACTCATTTTCAAATATACCAACGCCAACATATTCTTTTTTACTCATTTTGATACCTAATGAAAATTTTCGTTAAATGTTAGTACTACGACAACAACACCACCTATAAAATTTATAATTTGTATAACTTTTCTAGTTAAAAGTGTTGAACTAAGTGTGCTTCCATTATTTTTTTACCAAGTTAATTAAAGTATGTGTGTATTATACACTGTAATTTAAATTTGTCAAGTTTATATCTTATTGTATTATATAAATATAATAATAAACGTATTAATATGGCAATTGAATCACTATGGAAAATGAAATTATAGAACACAATGCAAATGAAATATCTACTGTACAAAATTTAGTAGACCAAGATTTTGAGACAACTAGAGAAGCATTTATTGAATTGATTGAAAAAGGAAATACAGGATTAGAAACCGCATTAGAAATTATGCGTGATACTGAAGGGCAACCAAGATGTGTTGAAGCTTTCACATCATTACTTAAAACTGTTGCTGATATAAATTTACAATTTCTTAAATTACATGAAATAAAAGGAACGTCATCTTATAATTCTGAAAAACAGCCTTCTGTTGTCAATCAAACAGCCAATTTCTTTAGTGGGTCAACCGATGATTTGCAACAAATGATTAAATCATTGGGTAAAAAATAATGAACTACAGTTTATTGAAATCATTTTCCCAAATTACAACAAGATTGAATCCTAGTTCTTTAATCTTGTTTTCTCTATTTATGGTATCATCATAAAGTTCTTTGGCGGTTAAATCATTAAATGGATTACATTGTTCTGTATCTTCAAATAAATCAGGATTGCCATGAAAACAATCGCCATGAAATTCATAAACGGTATTGGTTTTTTTACAATATCCATCAGCTTTATATCTTGTTCCTGGTATATTAAACTCACCAATATTACCAGCATGTTGAATAAAAATACCTTCTTGACTCATGATTGATTCTAGCCATTCAATGGCTTTCATTGAATAGCCGACTGTATATCTTATCTCAATTTCATGCTGCTTAAGATACTTACCTATAGTACAATCGCTAATATCTAATTCTTGCCCTATTTGTTGTGCCGTTTTACCTAAAACTATATATTGTTCAAATAACCATTCTTTGTCTTTTATTAGTGGTAATATTTTGGTCATATGTACTTGTTTAATACTATTAAATCCACACTGCTTATTATTTGTCTGTTTTATCTTTTCTATAACATAATTATTCTTAGATGGATTTTCAAAACCATATCTTTCAATATTGGTTTTCTTTGTCTTTTCTTGAATTTCTTTATTTTGTTGAGGATTTTCAACACCATACCGTTCAAGATTAGTTTTCTTTATTTTTTCTTTAACATCTTTAGATTGTGATGGGCTATCAACACCATATCGTTTTAAATTAGTTTGTTTTGATTTTTCTTTAACTTTTTTAGATTGTGATGGATTTTCAACGCCATACTTTGCAAGATTAGTTTTCTTGATTTTGTTTGTTGCACAAAGCAAACATCCCTTTCCATTCATATGACCATTTGGCTTTTGCTCAAATGAACCATGTTCTTTACAAATTATTGTAACTTTGGTTGTATTATTAACATATTCCACTAAAGAATAATCATACAAGTCACCATGTTTATTCTTTGCTTTTGATATGAATTGGTCTGTTGTTAGTTTTTTATTCATGAAAATATTATAGCATAAATATAATGAGAATACAATATTTATTGAAAATGCACTTTTCATAAATAGTTTTATTTATATCTATACACAACATAAGGAATATAACATGAGCGCAAGTTTTCAATTATCGCCAGGAATTAGAGTTACAGAAAGCGATTTGACTAACGTTATACCAAATATATCAAATAATCCAGGTGCTACTGTTGGTTATTGCGAATGGGGACCAATGGCAAAACCAACATTTATTACTTCAGAAAATTCTTTAGTAGAAACCTTTGGAAAACCAAATGATAGAACATTTTCATCATTTTTTACTGCTGCAAATTACTTGGCTTATTCAAGCAATTTGTTATTTACTAGATGTAATGCAAGGGCTGCTTTCAATGCTGATTGTTCTACTACACCAGATACTTCAGGTGGTTCTAACCTTATTACTACAGTAAAAGGTTCTGACGTTGTTGACTGCTCTTTAACCGATTTTGACCAAACCTATGTTGGTAAATGGTTGATAAATGCAACTGGTGGTATCATCGGTCTAGTTTCTTCTGTAACAAGCACACAATCATTAGTGTTGGCAGAACCATCACCATACACAATTACTGATGGAACATATACTATAGCAAAAAGGTATCAAATAAAGAATAAAGACGCATATGATGCAGGAGTAGTATTAACTGGTGCTGGTGTATTCGTTGCAAAATATCCAGGTGCTAAAGGCAATAGTCTTGGCGTATATATGTGTGACAATGCAAATTTTAGTAAGGCCGGTGTTGGCACACTTAAAACTTGTGTTAATATACAAATTACAAAAATATCATTGACAAGCAACGTTGTTACTATAACTACCGGAAAAGCGCATAATTTGGCTGTTGGACAATCAGTTATTATATCAGGACAACCAGGATATAATGGTACTGTAACTGTAGCCACTGCACCAACCACAAAAACATTTACATTCGCAAAAACTGCTGCTGATGTTGAATTTGATTCTGATAGAGGAATGTTAAATTCTAAACAAATTAATGGCACAGGAACTGAATTTTTAACAGCGGTTGCTAATGGCGAATGGGTTACTTCTGGCAACATGATTATCGGTCAAGTAAAATCAGTTACTTCTGATACTTTAGCAACATTACATGCTGTTCCACCTAAACATTATACTAACACTTCATTTAATATTAAATGGAAATATTATCAACATTTTGATACTGCCCCAGGAACTACTCAATATTGTCAAAATATAAATTCTTCTAATGACGGATTGCATATTTTAATTGCAGACGAAAATGGACTTTTTAGTGGAGTAGCAGGAACAATTCTTGAAAAATTTGCATATGTTTCTAAAGCTGGTGATGCATTAACGCAACAAGGTGCTAAAAATTATTATAAAGAAGTAATTAACGCACAATCTAAGTATTTGTGGTGGGCTAATCATCCTTCTGGTATGTCTAATTGGGGTTCCACTACAGATGGCGTTACTTATACTAGCATGACTAACCCTTATATAAAATCTTTAAGTGGTGGTTCTGACGGTGACGTCTCAAAACAAGGCGATGTAATGGCAGCATTTGGTGAATTAGCCAATGTTGAATTATATGACGTTGGTTTGATTGCTATGGGTAAAGCAGATGTAGATTTGGCAAATTATGTTATTCAAAATGTTGCTGAAATAAGAAAAGATTGTGTCGTATTTGTATCTCCACAAAATATAGACACTGATGAATTTATTGTTGGTGCTACTACTGACCAAACAGAACAAATTCGCAATTATGCTGATTTGATTGTATCTTCTTCTTATGCCTTTATTGATAGTGGTGTTAAATATCAATATGACCAATATAAAGATACATATCGTTGGGTCCCATTAAATGGTGATATTGCTGGATTAACAGCAAGAGCAGATTTTACTAATGAGCCTTGGTGGTCGCCAGCCGGTTATAATCGCGGTATTATTAAAAATGCTATTAAACTTGGTTATAATCCATTTGCCAGAACCGAACGTGATATTTTATATCAAGCTCGTGTTAACCCAGTTGTTGCTGAACGTGGTCAAGGAATTTTGTTACTTGGTGATAAAACAGCTTTATCTAAACCAAGTGCATTTGACCGTATAAATGTTCGTAGATTGTTTATAACACTAGAAAAAGCAATCTCTACTGCTGCAAAATATATGTTATTTGAATTTAACGACACAACTACACGTAATTTGTTTGTTGGTATGTTACTGCCATATTTGAGAGATATTGCCGGTAGACGAGGAATACAAAGCTTTAGCGTTGTTTGTGATGCTTCTAATAACACGGAACAAGTTATTGCTACTAATAATTTTGTTGCAGATATATACATCCAGCCGAACTACTCAATCAACTATATTACCTTGAATTTCATTGCTACAAAAAGCGGTGCTGTTCAATTTAATATTACTGGTGCATAATATTGACAATATAATAAAAATGTAGTATAATATCAATAGCTTGGTAGGAAACTACCAAGCTATTTTTTAACTCTTAAAAAGATAATGCGTAAAAAGCTAACAACAGAAGAAGTAATATCAAGATCGATGGATACTCATGGTAATAGATATGATTATTCATTGACAGAATATAACGGATATAATGATAAAATAATCATAATATGCAAAATTCATGGCGAATTTTCACAACAGGCTAATAATCATATAAGTGGGCAAAATTGCCCATTGTGTAAATCTAGTAATACTAAAACAACTAATTTAAAACGATATGGCGTGGGAAATCCGGCACAAAATAAAGATGTTTATGATAAGGTAAAGAAAACTAATTTAGTTAAGTATGGTGCGGAAAACCCAACACAAAATAAAGATGTGCGTGATAAGGTAAAGAAAACTAATTTAGAACGATATGGTTGTGAACACCCATTACAAAATAAAGATGTTTATGATAAGGTAAAGAAAACTAATTTAGAACGATATGGTTGCGAAACACCTTGGGGTAGTACTGAGATACAACAGACTAGACGAAAAAATAATTTAGAACGATATGGTTGTGAATATCCAACACAGTGTGACTTGATAAAAAATAAAACAAAAGATACAAATGCGCTTAAATATGGTACAGATTATAGACTTCAATCACACATGGTTGATATTTTACCATTAATAGAAGATAAAGAATGGTTATTTGAGCAATATATTACTTTAGGTAAAACAGCAGTTCAAATAGCACAAGAATTAAATATCCACAGTTCTACTATTGGTGAATATCTTAAGCAACATGAGATTGAAATAAGATACACAGTTGGATATTCTATGAAATGCATTCAATGGTTAGAATCAATAATGCAACAAGAACAAATCTTTATCCAACACGCCGGTAATATTGGTGAATATCACATACCAGGAACAAGATTTAAGGTTGATGGTTACTGTGGAGAAACTAATACCTGTTATGAATTTCATGGTGATATATTTCATGGCAACCCAGATTTATTTGAAGATACTGATACTCCAAACTTCTATAATAAAGAGATTACTGCTAAAGAACTGTATACTAAAACTAAAGAAAGAGAAACTAGGATAAAGGAACTTGGCTATAATCTTGTTGTAATGTGGGAAAATGATTTTAACCAACAAAGTAAATTTTCATAAATAATAACGTGAATTTAACAAAAATATGCATTAAATGCGGATTAGAAAAAAACATATCAGATTATAATAAAGCAAAAAATAAAGATGGCTTGAATAATAAATGTAAATCTTGCATAAAAGAATACACATTAGAATACAATAACAAAAATAAACAAACTATATACGAAAAACATAAACAGTATAGACATTCTAATAAAGAATATTTTATTAACAGAGGCAAAGAATATAGAGAAAAGAATAAATCGCGATTATTAGAATATGGCAAAGAATATAGAGAAAAGAATAAAGAAATTTTAGCAGAGAAGGCATTTATACGCGCATCTAACAGAATAGATGAAATTAGGGAATATCAAAGAAATTATGTCAGTAACCGTAGAAAAAAAGATGCTCTTTTCAATATTTCTATTAATATTCGTAGATTGATATCACTATCAATACAAAAACAAGGATACACCAAGAAATCAAAAACACACGAAATTCTTGGTTGCTCATTCGAAGAATTTAAAGCACACATTGAAAATCAGTTTGTTGAAGATATGTCTTGGAATAATAGACATTTATGGCATATTGACCACATATACCCAGTTTCAAAAGCAGTAGATGAAGATCATTTAATTAAATTGAATCATTATTCTAACCTTCGACCTCTTTGGATAGAAGATAATTTAAAAAAAGGAAATAAAATATTATAAAATATCATGTCTAAAAAATTAACAACCGAACAATTTATCACAAAAGCTATAAGTATTCATGGCAAAAAATATAATTATTCTAAAGTCAATTATAAGAACGCTAAAGAAAGAATTGAAATAATATGTAATATACATGGAGTATTTTTACAAACACCGGACAAACACATTTATGGTAAAAATGGTTGTGAATTATGTGGACGAGAAGCAGCAAAACAAACAAATCTTGAAAGATATGGCACAGAATATACTTTTCAATCAGAAAATAATAAAAATAAATCAAAACTCACTTGCTTAGAAAAATATGGATATGAGTCTCATAATAAATCAGCAATAGTTAATACAAAAAAGAAATTGAGATTCTTAGAAAGATATGGTGTGGAAAATCCTTTTCAATCTGAATACATTAAAGACAAAATAAAAAAAACTAATATTAAAAAATATGGTGTGAATAATAACACACAATTAAATATGATTAATATTTTACCATTAATAAGTGATAAGGACTGGTTATTTGAGCAATATATAGTTTTAGGTAAAACAACTTATCAAATAGCACAAGAATTAAATATTAGTGATGTTACTATAGGTAATTACCTCAAAAAACATGAAATTGAAGTAAGATATACGGTTGGATATTCAATGAAATGTATCAAATGGCTGGAATCAATAATACAACAAGAACAAATCTTTATTCAACATGCTGGTAATGTTGGTGAGTACCAGATACCAGGAACAAGATTTAAGGTTGATGGATACTGCGAAGAAACCAATACCTGTTATGAGTTTCATGGTGATTTATTTCATGGCAATCCAGATTTGTTTGAAGATGATACCAGACCACATTTCTATAAGAACCATTTGACAGCAAAAGAATTATACTATAAAACTATAGAAAGAGAAAATAAGATTAAAGAAATGGGATATAATCTTATTACCATGTGGGAAAACGATTTTAACCAACAAAGTAAATTTTTATAAATACTACTATATAATTTATTAAAAACATACAAAGGACTAATAATATGGCCGCAGTAGCAAGTATATCAGCATTCAAAACACAATTACAAGGTGGAGCAAGGGCTAACCAGTTCTCAGTTGAAGTAAGTTTTCCTTCGGGAGTAACAAATGCTTGGACAGCTGTAGCACCTTTACAATCTGCATTTTTGTGTCATGCCGCAAGTTTACCAGAATCTTCAATTGCACCTGCGAACGCACCGTATCGCGGTCGTGATGTATTTTTAGCAGGTGAAAGAACTTTCGCGCCTTGGACTATCCAAGTTTATAACACAGAATCTTTCTCTTTGAGAAACGCTTTTGAATCATGGTCAGAAATGATTAACTCAAATCCAGATAATACCGGACAAACTTCTCCAGGTAAATATCAGGCAGATTTGGC